AGTAACGTCTATTAAGCTAATAGGGGCTTTAAAAGTTAAATTCCCTCCGATTGTAGAGTCAACAAGGTCACAAGTTTTATCCCGACCGTTAATAATTATATTGTGGCTAGTATGGTCGTAATATATAGATATTCTTTCTACGTATCCATTAATAACCGGGGTGTTATTAATCAAAACTCTGCATGTGTCTGTTAAATTAATGGGAAATAAAAGATTATCTCTTGCCGTAGCTCTAAATTGAAACGCACCGCTTAATTGTTCTATGCTAATAGTGGCAGATGCCCGAGTGAAAATCCCGCACGACATCCCATTAATTTCCAATGTGATTGGTTGTATTTGAGGAAACATTAACCCCCTCCACCTGCTAGAACTTTAATATTTCCATTCATTACTGTTGAATCTTTTAATGAATTTAAGGATACTATTTCGCTTTCGTTATCAAATCCATCATATAACTGATAAAGCAATACGGACAATGGGAGCGTCGGGCTATCAACAGAAATGACCTTACTAATATTTACATTTAACTGTTCAAAATATTTGCGCGCCGTGGCTCTTAATTTTTCCAAAGCGATAACAATATCTCTCGGCAAATTATTATTAGACATCAAATATTGATATTTCTCCTCAAGATCTGATGTTATTTGATCTAACTGTTGGTCATCTAAATAAGTTATAGCTAAAGCGTTATCGAATAAATTTAATAAAATAAAACAATTTATGCAGCTATTGTATGTTATTCTATTGCTTAGCCTCTCTTTGGATTGTGGCGTTATTGGATTAATAACAGTATCGTCATCGCCAAAGTAATAAACTTTAGAATTTAGCTTATACCCAGAAGTCGAATCTTTTGCTAAATAATTAAAGCTATCAAATAAATTCTTGGTGTCTGACCCTAGGTTTGTTGTGTCTTCAATCAAAGCATACCTGTTAGAATTATAAGATGTATTAGCTAAATTAAAATCGTTTAAAGCATTGTTTTCGGTGTTAACGGGCTCTACTACTGAATTCAAATTTTGAGTTAATCCGCCCATTTTATTCCCTAAATCGGAAATATTTCTTTGAAAGCTCGTTGAAATATTATCTTTTAAATAATCGGCAGTTTGCCCCGCTATCTGTTCCGCCATGTCATCAAACCCTGACAAATTAATTCCTAAGAATTGAGGAAAGATGTTGCTGTAAGCTTCTTCGAAGGTTATTGTAAATATACACTCACCAATCCTTGTCATCTCTTCTGAAACTGTGTATTTTTTAACTACAACAGATAAAACACCATAGAATGGATGAACTAAAACCCCGATTCCCTTTATTTGCAAAGCAACAATTAAAGCTTCTCTCCTTACTAAAAAGTTATTCCCGGTAATAACTGCCCTAACTTCAAACGCCTTTAAATTTTCCCCCATGTCTTCTACATAGCGATATTTTTTATTAGGATATTCATGTGTAACAGTTTTCCTGCTTAAAGTCATATCAGAGCCAGACATTAAAAATTCTACCCCGTTAAAACTTGCAGAATATAATTGATTTAATAACGACATTATCTAGCCCCCGCGGGAGCCAAATTACTACCCCTGTCTATATTAAACCAATTAACACCAGAACTTGTGCTTGATATTCCTGATATGACATTAGTGCGGTCATGTACACGCATATCTATGCCAACAGAAGAAGTGCTATTTTTCGGGGCGTTAATGACATTAACATTGGGGTTTACAGCTATATTTGGGCTAACGGCTATATTAGGATTTACAGCTATATTCGGATTAACGTAAGAACTTTTACCATATACAGGAGTCTCATCGATTGCTTTATTTACCTCGGCAACTCCAGCTCCCATTCCCTTCCATGCTTCTTTTCGATATTTATATACATCCCCAGACGCCATGATCTTTATAGCATCCCATGCTCCCTTGAAATCATCTTTTGTGATTACTTTGCTTTTGAATATTGTGTATAGCTTTATCAGTCCATCAACTATCGTAGTGATTGCAAGAAGTGGGGCTAAACCAAGCCTAAGAGCCGCACCCATTATTGGGGCTACTTGTCTAATTAAAAGCATTGTTCTTAAAATAGAACCAAACACTACAGAAATTGGGTACAAAATTGCTAAAACTCCAGCGAAACCTCCGATTATTTTCAATAAAGTAGAATGTTCTGATATCCATTGTTTAAAAGCCTCTATCGTTTTCGGATCTTCAAACTTATCTAATAATTCACCTACCCTATCCGAAAGCTTTTTAGTGCCAATTGTGGCGTCAAAGAATGAGGCGGTATAAACCCTTAAAGCATTATGAGCCCTCTCAGCTAAAACTTCTGGAGTTCTAGACATTTCTTGAAAAGTTTTAGAAAAATTACTCCCCGACGCTGTCATTTTTTCGATAGCTTTCTGAATTAGTCCCCATCCAATTCTTCCTTGCAATACTTTCTGGAACTTTTCTTCGCTATACCCTGCCTCTTTACCCATTTTCCTTAAAGTTTCTATTATAGGGATCCCTTCTTTTTGCATTCTCCCGAGCATTCTAGCGGCACCAAAACCCATTGATTCAAATCCTACGAATTTCGTAGTGATTTCCTCGACGCTTTTACCGCTGACCCTCGCCATCATCCCGTATTGTTTTAATCTTTTCTCTAAATCTCCCACAGGAACGTTAGCGGCTAGCAATTTCCTTGCAGATCCAGCCGTACTTTCGAAGCTAAAACCTGTAGCCATTGCGGAGGCTTTTACTATATCCATAGCCCTTGCCGACTCTATCGCATTCTTGGCTACGGCATCCAACTGTAATTGCATATGTTCAAAATTCATGGAAGTTTTAAAAGCGTATGTAGCTGCTCCTGCAAGAGGTAACACTACGTAATTTCTTATGGTATGACCGATATTAGTTAAAGACCTCGAAAAGCTTTGAGTTCTCTTTTCGAAAGAGGAAATGTTTTCGCCTTGTTGTTTTAAGGATTTACTTAACTTCTCAAATGTACCGGAGAAATTGTCTACCGCCTTAATTATGTAACTTAAATCAAAATCAGCCATTTCTTTGCCTACTAATTTGCCTTTCAGCTTCTCTTTCGATTTCTTCTTTTATTTTAAGCGCGTTTTCTTGCAGCCTAAAAAATTCAGGAAGCGGCATATTTTCAAATCGATCGTAAGATACCGCTCCTTTATAAAATATCATCAAGTTAGAAACGGCTAAGTAATAATCATCTTCATTGATATTACTTAAGATTATCCCAAAAAATTGGAGAAATACTCCCCAAGCAACTGAATTATCTCAGCATAAGAAATGCTATCATAATGCAATTCAAGAAGATCAATCTTGCCGTCCAACATGCAAATCCCAGAACTTAAAAGTAATTCTTTAAAAAGATCTAAAAAGTCAGAAAAATCAACTTTGATAGACTGTTGCAATAGAGATACAATCTCTTTACCGTTAGCTACCTTAGGTTGACTATCTTCACTTTTAGAATCCTTAGTCATTTTTATCAACTGCCCCATTTTCTCCATCCCTAGCTTTAATATAATTTCTTGCTGGTCTATTTGAGCTCTTTGATAGCATTGCTGCAATTTAGCGCAAATCTTTCCATGCTTGATTGATGGGGCGCGCAATAAAAGCTTCTTAGCTTTTACCGATTCGCCTGCCTGATGATATTTGACATCGCTTTTTAAAATAAATTCGAAATCTTTTTGCATTACTCACCTATACAGTTGTTGAACCTTTAAATTCCAAATCAATTTCTCCATCCGCTCGAGTTTGCACGGTATAATTCCCGGTAAATGCCGCGTTGGAAATAGTTCTACTGAAACTATCTTGAGAAAAACTAATAGCGTTATCAGCACCGTTAGTTTTCCAAAGTCTTGCATATCCGATATTTTCTACATCCGCGTAAAGCTTAAACTTCACTGTCGATATTTTAGTTTCCGCGTTATCAGAATATACAGGCTCTAAAGCCCCGCCTCCTGCGGATTGAACTTTAAAGCTTTGCTCTCCCAAACCTTCAATGTATTCCAAAGAGTTTGGAATAATCGCTATCACCTGATTGTTTATAACAATAGTAGGTGTAGATAATACTTTCTTTACTGCCATAAAATTACCTCATTATGAATTTGTATCAAAAGAAATTTGCATTGTTGCTACGATTTTTCTCAATTGAGTAACGATAGGAACAATCATAGTTATAGTTGCTTTACCGTTAGCTAAATCCAAGGTAACCGTACGGTTGTTTTTGAAATACCTAAGAGCATCCTCACCAGATTGCGTCAAAACATATGTAGTAGCTAAATCGTTATATAGCCCGTCTAAATACGCGCTAATGATATTAGCATTAGCCATATTTCTATTTGGCTGAACATCTCCAGAAGTTAATCGGCATTGCGCGAATCTAGATCTCAAGTTATTGTAAAAATATTCACGAATGTTTGATGATGTATCCACATATTCTGCATATTTAAACGAAACATCAGAATCGCCAGCCGGATTGGTTTTATATGTAGTGACAACTTCACCTGCAATAATGCTAGTAGCCGCTATATTATTTGATAATACTGTTGCACCGGCAGACTTTAATGCTGCAATTTCATCTTTAGAAAATTCTAATCCGTTATCAATAGTTGGAAGATTCGCGAAAGGCGTGTTGAAATACGGCAAGCTTGCAATTGCCATGCCTCCAAAATTGTCTAACAAGCCGGTCGTGCTAATTACATATTGAGAAATATCAGCGTCAGTCGTTAGCCTCAATGACCTGATTGCGGCAAACTCAGCAGCGATAACATCATTAAGTTCCAATATTGCCGAGCCTTTATATAAAGTTGAACTAATGGCTTTATTAGCTAATATAATTAAGCTTTGGGAATTATAACTAGCAGCATCAGTTTCAATATTAGCAGTGCTATCAGTAATAGTGATGATCCCAACGCCATCTAAAACATTATTATCAACATTCCATCTATTATCTAATAAATCTAACAGAACATCGACATTGTATGTTGCAGGATAAACAACGGTTTGGTATCTAGTATCTCCAATAACATCAAATAAATTAGTTAGAGATGGATTGGTGGCGCCTCCCGACATCGCTGTAACGGTGACTGAAATTCCCGCTACCGCCCCCTCAACTCGAAGACTTATTTTGTTCCCTTCTGTTCCCTTATTATTTGCAGTTATGGCAACGCTTCCAGTTGTATTGACTGCCGACACAGGACATTTAGCATCCGCGGCTATGAAAGCTGCTAAAGCAGCCCCAACATTAGAAGCGGTTTCCCCGCTAGCAATATCTAATTCATACCTGTGATTAGCATAAGAACCGATTGTCGCGTATAAAGTTCCATCTTCGGTTGCCGTACCGCTAAAAACTACCGTTCCAGCTGCAGCAACAGCTCCAGCAACAGCATAATATGTTATCGTAACGCTTGATACCCACATTTGAGTTGCCCCAGTGTCCGTAAATATTTTTAAAGCTATGTCAGTTCCGGATGGGGTAAGAGTTGAAATATGCGCAGTTATCGTTGCCGCGGTAGAACTTTCAGCGAAAGTATTGCTAGAAGTTTCCCATGCTGTACCGCTCCAATATTTGCCATCTACAGTGTACCTAATCGTTCCATTATCAGTAGCGGAAAAACTAACGTAATTATATACACTGCCAATTCCAACGTCTGGGCAAGTAATAACATCATCAGCATAACTTCCGCCGCCTTGATCTTTTTGCTGTAATCTCGAAGATGCAAACTCGGTTACATCTGTATCATAAGTAAATCCAGTTGAGCTAGTAAATAATTGGTTATAAGAACTTGTTTCCTCTGAATAGTCTACTAATGGAATCGCATCCATTCTAGACACCTTATTAATCTTTTTAGCGGCTCTAATCATTCCAGATATTCTGGAATTAGATCCAAAAAGAGCATCTTGACCATTGGCGTTATCAATTGATGTGTAAAGTTGTCCCGATATGGCAGTCCCGGTTGTCATTTGACCGACAAAAAGAACTTTTTGTTCTGCATTTTCTTGCTTTAAGTAGGCTGGAACAATAGAGATGTCTACTTCTGGCAATCGTATTGGCATATTTCCCCCGAAATCAGTGTTAATTACTGCATGGAAACCCATGCGGCGTTAACTGATCCCAGTTGAAATATTGGCGCACCAATAAATGCCAAGCGCTCCTGCGCTCTATAGCCTTTTAACTTAAAGGCTGATCGTCTAAATCAACATTCGTTTGCATAATGAGATTATGTTGCTCATTTAAATAGCTATTGAATTTTAAGTCAATATCCCTAAACGCAACACTATCGTCATCATCAATCGTATCATCATAGCATAAGTCAAATTGATTTTCGAACTTAAATTCATGTATATAATAAGCTGGGCTATATTCTATGAATTGATGCCCCACAAAACCAATCTTAAATTCAGTATCGTCAGCAAATATTGATGGGAAATGGCATCTTAAAATGCTTTTAAATATCGGAGAAGCTAAATCCTGCATTAAATCTCTAGCGTTTAATCCTCCGACCTCTCTAGTTGTTGGAGTAAATACATAAATCGAAAATGGCTCAATAATTCTCTGCCTAAAATCTGCGCCTACCGTACTTGTTTTAGTACCATCATTAAAAGTATATCGATCTTTAGAAGCAGTAATATTATCTAATACCACAAAAGCATATAGCTGCCCTTCTCCTTGCTTGGTATACATTTCTGTAGCTCTCTGTATAGAATTAGCTCCAGTTACTCTTATATTTGCTTGCGCATAAATTGTACCAAGAGCTGGGCTTTCAGGCAGGCTTGTTATCTGATAAGTAAAAGTTTTATCATCAATTTTAGTTATCTGGTATAAGCCGTTATAACCATGTTTTATATTTTGAATCGTTTGAATAAGCGTCCCCGCAGCCGGAGACTCTGGGTTCCCTGTTATGCTAAAAGTAAACGTGCGTCGATTGGGAACCGTTAGCAATGGATGAGAACCATTATATTGGCTTTGGTCTGCGCCTGTAATATTAACAGTCTCTTGGTATCCTTGCGTGTAATCATGATTGCTATTTGTAATAGCTGTTGCAATATTGCCAGATTGCGTTAAGGAGTTAATAGTAATAGGGGTAATTGCTCCGCTTATATATACATACGCACCTGTAGATAATCCATGGTCAACGCTAGTTACCGCAGTTACAATTGCCGAGGATCTAGTTAAAGAAGTAATAGCTATATTATCACTAAATAAATTAGTGTACCTTGGTAATACAAGCCATAATTGCTTTACTATATCTTGAGCTTTCATAGATTACCGACGCTATACTTCAAATTTTTAATAAAATAATCTTTAAATATCGCCTTTTTATTGTTATAGGCAGCACTTAAAAAAGGTCTTGGCGCTATTTTTTGAGAACCCCTGCCAGTCATGGATATAATGTTTTTATATTCCAGATATTTAGCATAAGTTGCCGCACCGTAATGCAAATCAATACCAACTTGTAGCTTTTTATCTCCTACCACATTAAAATTTAACGATCTTTTTAAAGTTCCGCTTACCACCGCAGGAGCTTCTCCCGCTGCGGACGCTATATAAGATATTCCCTTTTTTAATCGTTGCCCTTTAGTTCCTATCCTTTTTATGTAAGTTCTACCACTTTTTGGCTTGCTATCTATTAAATTCTTAGCCTCCTTGGTTAAATCTTTTCCTAGGTCATAAAATGCTCGCCTAATAGATTTACTAGTAGCATCATTCAAATTTTTAATGCTTAGCTTAGCCCTATTATTAGCTTCTTCTACAATCTTTATCATGCAAAATTTACCTGCCTAGTCTTGTCGCCACGTAAAACCGCATACATTCTTAAAAACTTCAATTCCATTCCTAGCTCTTCAACCGTTATAATGTCGTAATATATTCCACGATATTCTATCCAGTCCTCGGCAGTAATTGTAATCGTCGCAGGCTTCCTAATCCAAATTTTGTGAGTAGCTACTTTTTCTGTATTAGTGCTGTCAAAAATAGCCGTGCCTCCAGTGGTTTCAATATTCGCCCAAACTTGAAGCTTCGCTGTAAAAGATTCCCCAGCGTTCACGTCGGGATATGTCGGTGCTTTTATCTGCCTAAGATTAATAGTTATAAAGCAATTTAACGACCCTGCGTCAACCAACTCCATGCCTTTTTTTGTAAATCTATATCTCGGCATATCACACTATGTTTATGAAAAACCCTCCGAAAATATCTTGCGGACGGTATTTCATGATTACATCTAACGCGTGGTTCGGTAACGCATTTAGCCCCGCACCTTCTGAGCCTGTTCCTTTCGAAGCCATTCCCGCTATATCATTGTCGCCACGGTTAGCATATAACCACGCAACAATGTGGTATAAGCAAGTCTTTATATCGGCAGGAACAACATCCGCCGTAGCAGCCAACCCCGCTACAAATTGTATTTTAATCGCTTGCTCTACGTAATCGATATCAGAAGACCATTGCTGATCTGGCTTTAATTTAATTTGAGCATATTCAGGATTGGAACTAACCACATAATAGATATTAGGATCTACTGTCGTATAAACCCCGTTAACAAGGTATTGAAAAGAAGTTAAGCTGACAAACTTAATTCTTCTCAATTCAAATTGCCCTACATCTGTAAAATTGTTCCTGTAAGTAATCCAGTTTTGGTTAATTATGCTTGTATTGGTATAATCTTCGAAAATTTTAACCGCAGACTGGATTAGAGTTGTCACATAAGTAATTTGTGCCGCAGCCGTAGCATTATCAATTCTAACATGCGCCGCGGCTTCGTCAACCGAAATAGGCAAAATTGTTCTAGCTGCGCCTTCTGTATATGCCCAGTTTTCTGCCTCTACAACAATTTTGTTCGGAGCGAATGATGATAAATACATTATTACTCATTAAATACTAAGTAGAGCTAAATGTTACGCTATTGTTATAAACAATCTGCCATTGCGTAGCCGACTTATAGCAGATTCTCAACTCATCAGCAGCAGCGTCAAAAGTAGCAGTGTTATTGGTACCATCGAAAGTAACTCCAGTCGCCGTTTTAACGGTTACAGAGCCAGAAGTAATACTTGCCAGCCATATATCTAAAAAGCAACCATCCGTTGGAGCGGCTAACGTTAAAGCAAACCCCGTCCCACCAACAACAGCGACCTTTCCGCTTGTCGCCAAAGCTCCAGCAGCGCTTACAGAGTAAGCATCATTAGAGCTTGCAATATTTAAAAGCTTAGCAGCGGATATTGATGTACCATTCATATCTATAGTGCCATATATAGCCAATTGATTATCATTAGCTATTCCACTTGTGGATTGTTCCGGTTGCTTGAAACCATTCAATACATTTGCATCAAATGACATAATCTTTTACCTCGTAATTAATTTTTAACATTTTGTTATGAAACTTACTAACAGCATTTCTGTTATCGATGATAGCCACCTTCTCCTTTATAAGGAATTGGGCAGCTTCATCGGTAACAAGGTATATTTTACCCCGATCAAACAATTGGTCTTTATGCTTATATTTCTTAAGCATAAAAATTTTCATTATTTGTCTTTTGCTGTTGGTTTTATCCATGGATACCCTAATGTTGCAATAGCACTTAAAGTACCGCCCGTTGTAACCCCTGTGCTCGTAATCCTCAACTGAACATATCGATATTTATTCAAACATCCAATACGAGCAACAGCATTGTCATCACTAGCTGCAAAAGTAGCGTCGCCAATTGGATCAACTACTGTAGACGCATAACTCGGACGCTCACCAGTAACGTTAGTAGTTCCAATCAAGAAATCACTTGTTATTGCGACAGCTCCAGACATACCTGAATCATCGCTTTGGTATATCGCAGGAACATAAGTTCCGTCCGTTATAGCCCCGGAGTGAATAACAAACTCTGTAGCCTCAAATCCTAAAGTATCAATAATATTGCCACTAGTCGTGGTATTAGTAGAGATAGCTCCGATATTTAAAGCATTAGCGTTTTTAATTTCGTTATGTAAATCTAACTTAGCCATTTTAATTACCTCTTTTCTTAAACAGACCCAGCAACTTTCATTTTCACAAAAGCTTCTTTTTTAACTACTTGAGCTCCAATGCGGCGGATAAAAGTAAAACTAACCATTCCGGGAGTGGTAATTTCATCTCTGATCATATACATTAACATTCTATCTGCCACAACATAGCCCTTCTTGAAGTCTCCCATTAGTATTGGATAAGTGTTCGCACCTATATCGTCCATGTCTGGAGATATAAAGTATTGAGCACCAAGAATAGTATTTGGGATACCTGCAGCAACATTACCTTGCGCCCAGATATAACGACCAACACCATCCTTTAATTGTAGAATTTTTATCCAAGTGCGTCGATTAAAGGTATAGATACGGTCATAGTTCTGGTTTCCATAGCTTTCCCATTTAATCTCGCCGAACATTTGAAGAATTGCATCCGCAGTAATGTTTGTTGTATTTCCACTTGCAATTGCGTTAATCCCTGCCTGAGAAGACATTAATCCTTCTACCTGATTAACACCGTCACCTTTGATGAACCCGTATCCTTCTCTTTGCGCAAACTCCTCGTTAACGTCATTAGCGATTTCTGCCTGCATATCGATTGGGCTATCCATTAACTCTTCAATAGTAATCGGCACCCTTACGCTTAATCTCTTCATGTGAATTTCTGGACGGGTGTATTGTGATTGGCTTTGAGTAACGGGATTCTGTCCTTCATATCCCCATGAAGAACTTAAAAGCACGTTACGAACCGGTAATTGTAAAACATTTGAGTACGTAGACATTGCTCTTGCGTATTGTCTGACAGGGCTTATTTCAGTTAAGTTGCGAATCATCTCAGGCATAAACTCTGGCGGAACTAACAACCCTCCAGCATCCCCTACATCAGACCGTACGTATTTGAATTCTCTTTTTTCAAGAGAATTGTCAAATTTATTTATTTTAGGAATGGTTACAAACCCTTGAGGATCCGATAATTTGTAATATTTATTTATGTCATCATCAGTAGATATAGCTAGCTTACTGTCTCGAGCATAAAAATATTTATTGTAAGCGTTTATTAATTCAGGATTAAGAACTTGCATTCCAGCGGAAGAATTTACGCTCTTTACGCCTTCTCTGCGCTCTAAAGCGTCGATAATTTCTTCTTGCTTTCCTGATTTAGCTTGAAGTTTTTGCACCTCTTCATGAGCCTTATTTAAATCCTTTTCCATTTTTTCAACTTTAGTTTCAATATCCGAATAGCTCTTAGAACCTTTTTCTAGAGAATCACGGATTTCATGAACTAATTTTCCTAATTCGTCTTGTGCATTTTGTGGCTGCACTACTTGAATATCAGTCATTTTTTTCACCTGTGTATAAGTTAATAAGTTACATGTAAAAACATGTCGGGTTTAATAACTGCTACCAGTTGAAATATCGCCAAGGCGATAAATGACAAGCAGGATTCCCTGCTAGCATAACGTTAGCTCGCGATAATATTTTTTATACTACGCAAACTATTAATAATATTGTTGTGTTCTTTTTTATCGGAAATGTTTTTAAGATTTTCATTAATAGCATGAAGATGCCCTATTAATTCCATATTCTTATGCTCTTTGTCGCTACTATCGCTTTGCGTATCTTCGAAATGGATTAGATTCACCAGATACTCAACGCCGCTCTTAGTAAAGCTTCCACTTTTCCTTAAAATACGAGCCAATTGCGATTTTTTGGTTATTTGCGCAGCGGCTACAAGCTTTGTAACCTCTCTAACTGACATTTTTTTAACTTCAGTTACTTTAGCGTTTGGGTTCATAGGCTCACCAACCATAGAAATTTCCCAAAGAGTTATTTTTTTTAATTGTCTAATCGGAGGCGTGCTTGCCGTAGCTGGTCTAATGTAATCCTCTTCATCCACACTATACCCAATTGAAAAATCTGTTAACATTCCCTGTTTTGCTAATGCGTAAGCTTCCCTACCTCGCTGCACTTCAAGATTGATAGATCCTTCGCAAAACAACCCCTTTTCGTCATCTACCATCTTGCTAGGGTCAAAGCCGCCAATAATATCCATCATCGAGTGTTGGTATTGCATTTTGATAGGTCTTTTACTGGCTTTATATTTTTTAAGGCTTTCGGTAAAGGCTCCTTTAAGGATAACATCCCCGCCTCGGTCTATGTCTCCATAAGTAGCGGCATATCCTCTTATAATCCCCGTCTTTATTCCGTTAACTGTTGCTTCTTTAGTTTCTAGGACGCGGAAACCTATGTTTTTGTGTTCTATTTTTATGCTTGTGGTTTTTGTCGGCTCTTGATGATGACTATCTTCCTCGTAGTCATCATCGCCGTCTTCGTAACCATCATCGTCGTCGCTATCTTCATCATCCCAGTATTTTTCATCATCCCCTTCGTCTCCAGTAGCTTCCGCAAACTCTATAGGCTTGTAATTATTATCTTTTAGCCACTTACGAGCTTCATCAGCAGAGAATTTGTCAGCATCAAAGTGAATAGACTCCACTTCAGCAGTGCCATCTTTTGTTATCCCATAGATAACGTCTATTCCATCCGCAAATTCGTCGTTCTTGCGGCGAAAACGGGCATATTTTTTACGGTCTTCTATTCTGGCAGCGTGTTCTTTGCTATAAGGCATAAAACCCATAAGTTATTAATTCAACACAGTAATTCGATTACGAATTACAAACGATAACTGCTACCAGTTGAGATACTGGATAAAATCCAATAAGTGACAAGCGATAATTCGCCAAAAGCCTACGGATGTTAATAATATCATTAAAAATCATTTAGTTGCAACACTTATTTAAGGAAACCTTAATAAATCAATAGCTTTATTATATTTGCTTTTACTAAAATTAGCGTATAAGATAATGTCTTTATACGCAATAAAACGGAGGGAAATAAATGCAAATCAAATTAAAACATCCTAACAGTAACGTAATAGAGCAAATCCCTGTAGGTTTTTCTTGGACGATCATATTTTTTTATCCCTTAGTTCCATTGTTTAGGGGTGATATAAAATATTTATTTCTATTTGTTGTTATTGGTCTTTTGACTTTTGGCGTTGGAGGATGGCTTTTCTTTGCATGGCAATATAATGAAATATGCCTTAAAAAATTATTAAGGCTTGGATATATTCCTGCAGATGATAAAGCAAAAGCTTATTTAATAAGAGTTGGGTTTTATAAAAATGATTAACGATAATTGCAACTCACCATTTGAAACACTGTCACAGGAAGAAACGGCGGAAATGCTTGGAGTAAGAACCAGCACCCTCGCCTCTTGGCGGAGTTCTGGAAAATATGGTTTAAAGTACATAAAGATCGGAAAGAAAATTACTTACATGAAAAAAGACGTAAAAGAATTTATTGAATCATGCAAGATAATTCCTAAAAACAAAATAATAAGGTGAAAAAATGAGCAATATAAAAAACGCTTATATTAAAAGAGCTGAAATAATTATAGAAGACCACGGACTGCTAACTGCATTCCTTGACTTAAATTATGGAGGAATGGGTCAAGGGTTTGGAGGGCGTTGCTTATTCAACGAAAAATTTAAAGACCAAGATTGTTGCGGTAATTTTATCTGGGGATGTCTTAAGATATGCGGAGTTGATTCATGGGGTCGAGTAGCTGGCAGTCATGTAAGAGTTATAAGCGATAGCGACAAAGTGCACCGAATAGGTCACATCATCGAAGATATCTGGTTTGACGGAAATGAAATTATTAAAAATCTTGAGAGGTAAAAATATGAAAATAAATACAATTAACAAGCCAAGCAATAGAGGTGCTTGGCTATCCCTTGGGGCTTATACAGCGATCATTATATCCACAATTATATTTATCTCTATATTCGGCAATCTTGGGTGGGGATTTTTCGCTACTAGTTTGGTTGGCGGCGCTGCTAGCCTGTACGCTGGAATCTTTATCATGCTCTTTAGCAGGGTATTGGAACACCGATGTAAATTAGAACAACTTTTGCCAGCCCCTAAATTACCAGCTGGCATTAAGATATTAGGGGGATTAAGCTTTGCGGTAATATTGCTAATCTTTGGCTTCCTGAATGGTCAAGGAGAGATTGACGCTGGAACTTTAACCGTGTGGGCTTTTGTTTCTTCGGCATGTTTAGGCTCTATCATTGGTTATGCTTACGGGGAAATTTGCTGCAAGAATTGTAAGGAGAAAACTAAGATATGAAAATAGAGAAAATTAGCTTAGAAAATGGCGTCTGCATTAAAGACGCAATTAAGCTTCTTGCCGATAAGCTCGACGAAGTGATTGATGCACAAAATAGCGAACGTAAAGAATTAGGTCAAGTGAGAGATTTTTTAAGTACGTTAGCTAAAACAGTCTCTAGGATGGATTACGATAACGCTGACCTTATAAAAGCAGTCGAACACTTAAATTCTTTTGCACAAATTGGCATGATTCAATTGGGAAGAAAGCACGCAAATAAAAATGAAGATATACCCAACTAAAGCCACGTGTCGAGAAATATGCCGTTGTGAGAGGAATGTAAAAATAAATGACAAGGCATAATAATATGATACAATAAAAGCCATGATTATAAATTTTGGTATAGCTAAACTCATAGTGTGCGTCTTAGGGGCTGTTTTTGGCTCAACTATAGCAGCTGCAATCGCGTACGAATTAAAAATTAGTTTCAAAAAGTGTATGTTAATCGGCGCGCTTAACGGATCTACGATCCTAGCATGCTTAATAATAATTTTAAGCATTATCTCGTGGGTGTAAGCATCTCAAGGAATGATTCCATGCAGGAATTGCTTACTCAAAAAACGTCTCGTGACAACACCTGCAGTTAACAAGATTATCTTCGCTAGCTCCTAAACTATCATCTCCCGGAAACATCATCTCTTCTCCATTTACTTCAAAAGGTTCTTCAGCGTCAACTACATCGCCATCCACTTCAGCATGCCATTCTCTGGTATGATCATCGAGAATAGTAACCCACATCTTTTGGGCTTTCATTTCGTTAATGTTAACGCCGTCGAACTCAGCGTTAGTTTCTGATAGCGTTTCATACTCCAAAGACTTGCCGCTTTCTGCCGCCGCTTGAGTCTCGGTAATGGATATCATAATGCTGCGAGCATCAAATCTTTCTTTTAATATATCTTTAGCCCTTGATGCGATAGATTTATTGCTTAATGATGCCTCTTCTTTTTCAGCTTCTTCCTTTGCTCTTTTAATTGCCGTGTCCATATTTTTACGAGTAGTGTCAGTTATCTGATGCGCCATTAAGTGGCTACGCTGAGCTGCAAATCCTTTTATGTGAGCGTCGAGTCTTTGACTAACTCTCGCGGCGTTATGAGGCTTACCTAAAACCTCTCTAATCTGCCCGGAAAACTTTTTAGCTGTAGATTGATGAATATCTTTTAATCCTTTTTCTAGCAACGCTCTATGATGTTCTAAATGCGGAGGGTGACCGTATGCGGCATAGCTCTTCTGAAAGTCTGATAAGACCTTGTTGAACACTTTTCTAACTGGTTTAATGTTTTTAGTTTCCAGCTTAAGCTTTTGTGCATAATTGCCAGCTGCGCGCTTATAAAGCTTCCGAGCGGTTTCATTACTAATCGCCATAATGAGTGCTTACCATTTCTTTAATTTCATCGTCGGTAAATCTTCTCGAGCCATCCTTTTCTACCTGTTTTGATAACACATTAATAAACTTTTCTTTAGATGCCGCAATTGCTGCTTCGTCTTCTTCTGCTGTACTTGAGTCATCATCATGGATATCGTCATCGGATTGGTCTAAGTCCTCTACGGGGAATCTTCCTGAAGTATCTTTAGCAACTGGAACTTGCATCGCCGCACCATAAATACTGTTGCCGCCATCCAAAGGTTCTGATCCACAATCAGCTCGAAGCTCATTCCTAGTAAATAACCCGCTTTGAATTTTTAGCTTCAACTGCTCATTCCTCCTCGTTTGCAGAGCTGGAATATTGTCTTCTTGGAAAGTTAGAATATATCTTCCCTCGGAGTCTCCGTAACGAGGCATTAAGAAATTAGTTAGTTCCTCGAAAATTCTTCTTGCGATCGGAAGCACAGCATTATCATATAAAAGGAATTTCGCCGTTTCCATGTTAGCCAAAGTCATGTGATCGGGGCTAACTAAAGGCAGAGGTATTTTAAGCGCGTTATAGATAGCGTTAGTAACTTGTTTCTTAAGCTGGACATAGTCCATATCTCGAGGGTTCTTTAACAAGTCCTCATACTCTACTTGGTCATCTAATACAAGCGTTCTACCTGCGTTATTAGCTCCCCCAGCCGCATAGTTAATCTGCTCTTCCATTCTTTGCCGTTGGTCTTTCGGAAGCAATCTATCTTTAACTCTAAATAGCCCACCAAGTCTTGTAGCTCTCTGCAACGTAGACAGATTATGTTTTGCGCTGTCTACGTATTGCCGCATCTCGTAGAAAACATGATTAAGCGGACTAACGCCGTATACCATGTTTGAGCCAATGTAAGGATTAAACGTTCTAATATGATAAAGCTCTTTAAAATCATCGGCGTAATATCTAAATCTTACTTGACCATATTCTTTGACCTCGAATCGGTTAAAAGTATCAATTAAAGCCAATATCCTTGTAGTAATATTTCTCGGATATCCATCATAATCAACAACTATTGTAGCCCCTTGAGATGGGGCAACCCGAATTGTCTTCGGAGGGTTATTTTTAAATCCTAAAGCGCGCAAATAAACGTTCCCAGTGACTAAATAAAACGTAACGATGGATTGAATAAATTCCTTATACGTTATATCTGCGTCAGGCTTATTAAGCAAATCTATTAAAGGGTGGTTATCAATAAACTCTTCATTCTTTGTATCAAAAACTTTTGGCTGAATAGATGATACTTCCAGAGATATCTTATCAACTGCGGTAGCGACAGGAGCGCATTCTAGCCAAAATAAAATCGCCTCGTTGGCAAAAACAATTGGCTTATCTCCAGTAGGATAAAGCGGCAACCCTGTAGGAACGCTGGGATTATTCATCTTACGATGGAATGGGGAAAAAGATTTAATTCTTTCTATGAATTTCATATCAACCGATAATAATAATTAATAAATTGATGTTATTAACTGTTACCAGTTGACAAATTAGAATAATCTAATAAGTGACAAGCGATTAAATTAGCGTAATCGGGTCGCTAGAATTATAAATGATATATTGCAACGCCATGCTAATTGTGTCAACTATATCGTCGTGCTTGCCCTTCGGGAATGCCGCTGTTTCATCTAGAAAATCAAGCGCCCATGGAGCATTTTCAGGTATCCATACTCTCCCATTCTTAACTAATGTTGCTATAGCTCTTGCCCTTATTTCTTTTGAGCCTTCAGGTTTGATTGCTTGAATCGGTAGATAAGTATCTCGTGTTAGTTCCTGTATTGCGCCCCTTCCCGATTGTTCGTTTTCTATCAACATTATATACGGGCGGTGATAATTGAATAAAGCAACTAATTGATCTTTTAAATCTGGATATTCTACTTTGTCACGCCACATATCGATTAAATAAATATCTGCACCTTTAACACCCCATGTTGTACACACCGAAAAATCATTCTCCTTTTTCGTTTCCCATGCACTATCAATCGCCTGCAAAGTAAAATCAAATTCGGTTGGCAGTTCTGCGTATCTCTTCCACCAGTCACGCTTAAAGATATTACCACCGTCAATTTCGGGAGATAGCTGGAAAAGAGCATTAAACATTGACGGATTATCAGCGCGCTTCTGTTCCAATGCTGTCCTAGATTGCAAATCTGGACATAGAGGATCGCCAACAGTCCTACCTAACGGGTCGCCTTCCTTTGCCAAGGCTGGAAGCTTTATCACTTCCCAGATGGGATTGCCAGCAACATCCTTCTGAGCCATAAGCCTGTGCGCTATATCGTCATAATGCCACGGCGTCATTATTAAGATTTTAGACACCTTGCTAAGTTCCGAGTCTCTAAGCCTGCCAACTATTCCCCAGTTGTACTCTTGCATAATCTTTTCGCGTTGAAGCTGAGAATAAGCCTGTTCAAAATTCCTGTATGGATCGTCTATAATAATTAGATCAGTAGGCGTTCCCGTTACTCCACCTTGGAATGAAAAGTATTTGATAAACCCGCCTTCATGCGTTACTAGTAGATCGCTTCTTGAAGTTTCTAAAATTCCGAGCTTGTCTAACATCCTTTTAGTCGGCATTGCAAAGTTATCAGCCACAAACCTCGTAGTGTGCCCTACAACCATTATGCGTCGGTCGCGATATTTATTGAGTATGTATGCGGGGAAATGGACTGTAACAAAGGTACTTTTACCGTGCTGGGGCGGGCTTAAAATAATAGTACTGACTGAAGCGCCTTGGTCGTACCGATCTAGAGCCTTGCCTATATAATCCAAGTGCGAATAATCCCAATTATAATGAGGAGAAGTTTCTTTAAGCCAGTCTTTATAGCTCTTGCTCGCCGCTCTCCTCCGCCTCTCCATCTCCGCTATTATCAGCTTCTGATGCAAGGTAGTCTGTGAGATCTGCTCTGCCGTCAAGTACTGCTCGTAATTGTTCATCGGTTAATTTACTCACGTCTGGAACTTTGTTGTAAGATACGGCAACATTTTGCACTGCCTTGCCTTCAGTTCTATCCATGATTTTATCAATCGCGCCAAGAGCCGCAGAAGGGTTCTTAGACAATGTTAATAAAAAAGTTCTTAATGCCAAGAACTCTGACATGTTTTTTATGTTAAACTTCTTTACTAGCGACTTAAAATCCTCTGACAAGTTTAACTTATCTATGCCAGCGTTTAAAAGTCTTCGCATATTTGCCGATACCGGAGTATATCCTTTAGGTCTTCCCCCCCCCCTAATTCTAGGATCTCCCTTTGCGAATGGCACTAAGTTTTTTAATGAATTTTCGTGCATAGCTCTCTCTTAAATCATTTTATTATAAGAGCATTAACCTAATTTATCAAGACAGCCTTATTCCCTGTAAGTTTCTCCCATCTCGCGATGATAACATCAACATAGCGCGGCGATATTTCCATGCCATAGCAGTCGTAAACAATGTCATCTTTTTTGCTTCCATCTTTAATAAGTTTGGCTAAAAGCTCTGTTGGCTTCATCGTCGGATGCAAATCGTTTTTAAGTGGCTTATCAAACTCCAAAACCGTTGTTGAGAAATCCCCATAAAATTTATGCTTCCCTTTCCATCCATATACACAAAATTCGTGTTTAGCATTATAATCTTTTCTTCCGAGAACGTGATTATTTTTAACCCATACAAGATAATCGCCCCACTTTATCTGGCAATCATCAAAGGCTAGCCTCAAATTATGTAACTCCATGCCTAACATAAATACATAAAAAGTATTGTAGTCAGCGCAAGGAATAACGGATAAAAAGTCCGAAAAGAATTGCCTATAATCTTTGATGTTATCATTATCAATAGGAGTTTGGTTTCGATTCCCTTTATCAATAGAATTAAGAAAATCATTTTTTGATGAATAATCTACGCCATACGGAGGATCTGTCAAAACCATATTAACGCTTTCGCTTTGCAGTAAAGACGTTACATTATCCACAATGCAACAATCTCCACACATAACCCTATGCCTTCCAAGCTGCCAGACATCCCCAAGTTTTGCAACGCTTTCCACATCGTCAACCGCAGGAGCTTCATCTTCGACAGCTTCCTGTGTCACGTCAAAATTAAAATCCATCTCATCAAATCCAATCTCCTTAAGAAATCCCATGTCATAGTCAGCAGCAAGCATTTCAAAGTTAAATTCTCCAGCTATATTTTTGTTAAGCCTAATATTAAGCTCTGCAAACTCTTCTTGGGTAAGTTCCCTACTTGGGAAATAACAATCTACTTCTTTAACGCCTAAAGACTCTAAGACTTTTTTACGCCCGTGTCCGCCACAAATAGAGTTATCAGTATTAACAACTAACGGTTCACAACATCCGAACTTTTGAATTGATTGCGTGAGCCTTGCGATACCTTCTTTATTTAGCACGCGCGGATTACGTTCCCACTCTTTGAGATCGGATAATTTACGCTTTTCTAATGACCAAGTTAAATTGCTCATTTTTTGTGCATAAATTCGCTGTTTAACGCTTCAACCGCTCCAATATCATCTTTGACGCGATTAATTGAAGTATAATTTAACAACGCTTCGCCCTCTTCCTCGACTTGTTCGTCGATAAAGTCTTTCATTAAAGACATTACCGAAAAATCACCTTCAGCTACCGCAGCTTGGTAAATACCATTAATAGCTTGCGTTATATCTTTTTCGTGATAGTAAGCAGATGAAAACGGGTCAACAACTGAAATTGGATTAATCTGTGGGGCTTTGATATCTTTCAATTCAACGCTTATATTCACCTTAGTCATGAAATCGATAATCTTAAGCGCATGATCCGTTTCCTCGTCGAATTTGCTAGCCATGTACTTAGCAAACCCTTCATAGTTTTGAAGGTTAAAATATATCGACAAAGCTAAGTATAATTGAGCAGAGTAAAACTCAAGGTTAATTTGATCGTTTAGTAGTTGTTGTACTTTTTCTGATATTTGCATAGAACCTCAAAAATAAAATAAACTCATCCTTGAGATTTTAAGATCACGTACGCGCACTTTAGCATAATCTTAACTAAAAATGAACAAAATTAAGTGCGTTCCAAAATGGAACATACTGCCAAACCCCTTGATAACACTAACTAATTCTCGCTACTAAAAATATTCCACAAAAGCACTTGACATACCATAATCATGCACTATAATTACACTTAAGATACATTGATTAATGTGTCGGGTAAAAGTAAAAATAGTAAAAATGAGGTTAAACATATGAAAACATTAGAAATTTATTACGGCAACTCCAGCATTGAGCAAAAAAGATTTATCGAAGAGAGAATAAGTAGATTAATCGTGACCAACCAAACATACTTAGTAGAAAAACTATTCGAAAAAGATATAGCATCTTACGACGACATAACAAACTTCCTGGAAGATGAAGGCGGAAATTATCCAGAAATTTTTGATTGGTGGTTAATTAATAACGACTACGACTATCTCGCAAGAAAATTAATTGGGAATGGCGAGTGCGTTTTAGAAAGCGATTACGGCACTTGGTGGGGCAGAAAATGCTGTGGTCAAGCGATAGCTGTGGACAATATTTTTTGGAACATTTTTCAAAATGAAATTAAAGAAATCAAATAACGAGGTAACGATATGAAAAACGAATACATTTTAAAATTAACAGAAGCGGACATTGAAGAGATGGTTCAAGAAACTGCGGTAGAAGAGAAGGGTAAAAAATTAACTAGAGATGATCTCGATTTAATATTTAAAAAGTTAGGGAATGTTCTAGCTGAAGAAATATATCCGATTTGCAGAGATTTGATAAACGATTTAGAAACTAAGGGAGAAACAATATGAATAACTTAAACGCAGGCTGGAACACGCTAATAGGCTCAATAAAATCTGAACGAGTTAAGTATAGCGAAGAACGTCACAAAATTAATAAGATGAAAATAACTTTTGTGAAAGATGTTCATACAACTAGAAGAAAGCAGAAAGAAGAGTATAAACAAATTAGCAAACAAGCTCTAGAGTCGCTTTTACTAGAAAATATTAGACTGCTAGAAAAGCAACTTAACATGCCGAAAAACGAGAGAAACTTAACTTTCATAGACGAGTGCGAGAACTGGTTAATTAAGATTAGAAAACTATTATTAGAAGATGAGGTTTAATTTATGACAGAGTTAAAAGATAAAGAACTAGGGGTATTACTATACACTCCAGATCAAGTTGCAGAAATGTTACACATAACGGTGCGAACTTTGGCAAAATGGAGAAAGCAAAAGAAAATCAACGGGATACCGATCGGTCACAAAGTTCTTTACACGATCGATCAGGTAAATGAGTTTGTAGAGAATAGTAAAAATAAAATAAGGGGTACAAAAATATGAAACATCAAGATATTTCTGATTTTTTAAAAGCATTCGATGATTTTATAGAAGCATTTAAAAAATCTGGGCGTATAGATCAATTTAGAAAAGATGAGCTAGAATTAATATTTGATGATATAAACTCAGAAAAAAACCCCGAACTAAAGATAGAAGAAGTTATCTCAGATTATGACAAGATGAGCATTGACGAGTCAATGAGTTATTCCAAATTAGACGATCATCAAAAAGAAATAATGGATAATTATCTTGATGGCAAAATTAGGTTTGCTGGATTTATACGTTATCCTGAAGAAGAAAAAAAAATTACAATTATTTTCAAACGATAATAAAAGCTAGAGGTTATTTTATGTCTAATAAAAAAACAGACTGGGTAATAAAAAGATACGAGGGAAGAATTCAGCAGTTAACACAAAGGGCTGAACAACTTACTCAAGAAGCTGAAACCATCAAAGAGGTTGTTGAAACCTTAAAATCTTTAAAAAGAGAACGTTGCGACTTCAAATTATCTCCCATAAGAAAGTCATATTGTGAATATATATTAGAAACAATTGAAAAAATGGCGCCAGCAAAAGAAAAGCAATTAGCTATCTATTGGAAGAGGTAGCAGAGTTTCGCTAAGGAAGGGGGCAGGAAAGTGTAAACCTGCCCTTAATGAGATTTTTATGACTATTATTAACAATGGGGATTGTAACACACGATTAGCTCAACCGTCGAGGTAAAAATTATGTTTGATAGTGATTCAAGACAAAGATTAGAAGATTTACTCACTAAAACTAATCAGATTCTAGTTAAAATTAACGCTACGATAGAAGAAAGTAGAGTTATTGAAGATAGAATCGATGGAACTATGTCTCTACTTAAAAATGGGGTTATAGCTATTAGCCAATTGCTAGGTCTTGCTGTTCAAGGAACGATTAGAATGTCTCAACACCAAGCGGCAGGGTGTAGAGAGATGCTAAACGCTATTGACAGAACAGTTAACGAATATAGACATAGCAAAACGAGCCCTAGGCTCGGGATGGATTAAGTTTGAGTAGTTGAACCGTCAAGGATTACTTGACGGTTGCCTAACCTAACATATTCCACATTTCTTTTCTAAAAACTTCATCAAAATGTTCTGGAATTGATTTAGTCATAGCAGCAACTTTTTCGTTTAATTTATCAATATCGGCAAGGCATTTTTCGCTTAGAAGAGATCCCTCAGGCTTTATTTCCTTGAAATAACTTCTGTGTTTTTTATTCTCGCATCTGTCGCACTTGCTAGTATTAATATCTGTACATTTATACCAGTAATCACAGAAATTCCCACATAAACTCATAATTCTGCTCTAAAATTAATTACAGCCTCATTAAGGCTCCTAAATTCTTCTACCCATGCAATCATACCACCAAGACAAAATACACCGCTTCTTGGACATTCTAGCCGCCTAAAAAGGGATTTCATTATCATACTCTTGGTTGGTTTCTGGGAATTCAGGATAATTTATCGCAGCTTGACTAAAATCATTGCTAACTGCTTTTTGTTGAACTGTTGCTTCTCCCGTTCCTCTTTCAGAACTAAGAACTACCAGCTTTCTAACAAAAATAGAGGTTTTTAACTGAGATACACCAGTTTTAGGATTGTCATACATGCGATATGTAACGCTTCCCTCGACGTATAACTTGGTTTTCTTTGCTGTAAGTAAGTATTTCCTTACGAACTCTTGTAATTTATCATTAAAAATAACTAGATTATGCCAATCTGTAGCAGTCTTTTCCCCTTCTCTTACTTTTTCGAATGGCTTGTCTGTAGCTAAAGCAATTCTTATAACTTTTTCACTTTCTGCATATATCCTGCCGATATATCCAACTAAAATAACTTTGTTTACTGATTGAGACATCTGGTATTAACCCTCCTAAAAAAATAAATAAAAAGAAAGAACAAAAACAAAACAAAATACGCCCAACTATGCCTCTGAATTTTATATTTTTTCGCGAAGCAAGGCAAACCCTTTTTTTGTTTGTTTTTTTTTAATAAGAGTTAATAAGAATTAATGGCGAAAAGTGAAAAACGCTGGAGAAGAGCCAGTACCAAGGGATAGATGGCAATTTAAGAGAGGCAATTCTTACACACTTTGGTACAAAAATTTACACACTTTGGTACAAAAACCTACATACTTTGGTACAAGAAGTGAATAGTTGGTACAAAATATCAACTAAAGTATTGATACTGTTGGATTATTGCCTGTTGATAAGTGTATTAATTTAATTAACGGGAAAATTTAATTTTACATTCGCTTAAAAAAAACTTAAAATCGGCTCCGCATGTACAAAAACTATATGTTAATATGCGGCGGTATTTCTATTTAGGTGTGCACATTATGCAATTATATGTAAATGATATTCTAATAGCTTGCTACAACAGTAAATTCGCGAAGGATGAGTTTTTAATCTATCTTTTTTTTATATCTGAGCATCAAAGAAATGGCGCATGTGATTTTTATCTAGCTGACATAACGAATTATCTAAATCTTCATCACAGAACATACACTCAAATAAATTTAATTATTCTAAATTTACGAGCTAAAAGACTTCTGTACCAAGATATCTGGATTAATCCATTTTCTAACATAGAAAAGTGCGGCAGGTTAATAAAAATAAAGTTTGATCAGGAATTTATAAACTTATTAACTGCAAGTCGTAGATACCATACTGTAGACTTTGATATTATTAAAAAATTACCGCGATTTGAAAATATCATCTTTTATCTACACATCAGGCAACGAGAATTTCAAAAAAACAAACCTTTAACATTACTCAAAGATACTTTTTTAGAACAGATAGGCGCCGATAAATTACGTTCAGATTCGTTTAAAAAAAACGTCTTAAAATTCATATCTGCAATCAATATTGCTGACTCAAAAATATTTATTAACCTGCTAAAAATTCATAACAACCATAAAATAATTTTCATGATTGAAACTAAAGACAAGAACTTGGTCGAAGCCCCGACTAATGTAGATAAATTAATAAAAATACGCGAAAGAATCAAAAATTTAAATACAAAACTGGATGCTAATAATTTTATAGCCGAGATACATAGCAAACATTACGACAAATACTTATTAGCGTTGGAATTTATAGCTAAGAAAAACAAAGCAGAACTAGACTATTTTATTAATGAAATAGCTTATCTATTAAGCAAAGGGGCTACGCTAAAAGGGATTTTAGATATTTTATGCGACTACAAGCTTTTTACAAGCAAGATTATTGAAGCCATTAAAACATCAAAAGAATTTTCAACTAAAAACGTTATCGGGTGGATAAAAACGGGTTTGAAAAATAATTGGGATTTTACAAAACAGGTTAAAAGGCTCTTAAGTCAAACTGCTTCATTAAATAAAACAGAGGTAACAGCTATGAGTGATAAATCTAATAAAAGCAATCAAATTGTTGAGAACGTTAGAAGCTATGATAATTCAGATTTTAAACGACTAGAGATGGAAGATAGGGTGAGAATGAAATGCTCACAAGAAGCTAATTCATGGAAAGAATCGTTAACAAACGAGCAGAAGCAATCTTTAGAAGATGAAGCGACAAGAATTTTAAAAGATAAAACCTACCGAGATATAAAAGATTCAAAGTATTTATGCATGATCGATAACGCTGATAATCATTGCGAATGGGTTTATTCGAAAGTACTAAAAATGTACAGAGAAGATGGAATCTTACTCGATGTTGTTTTTAACAAAAAATGGCAACACGAAACAATTTTTGATAGCGACGGAATAATAGCTCAGGTAAAGGATATAAACGGTAATGTGGTATTCGATTCTAAAAAAGATTAGCTACCTCAAAAATAAAATGCTTGACAAATTGATTTAAGAGAAATATACTTAACCATGAAGATAAGAGGAGCGAGTAAAATCGCGCTGGATGAATAAAAATTGGAGTATTTATGTTAGTTTTAACAAGACGCATAGGTGAAACCATTGTTATAGGTGGAAATATTGAAGTAACTCTTCTTGGGTTCAGCTTCGGAAAGGCAAGGATAGGAATTAAAGCTCCTAAGGAAATTTCTGTTCATAGAAGAGAAATCGAAGATAGGATTTTGAGAGGGGATCCTTGGGAAGGTAAAGAAGCTAAAAAAGTATGGGAGGAATAATTTATGTTAAGTAGAAACCAGCTATTAGATTTTAAACACAGCTTTGCTATCCCATTTAAAACAGTGGGAAGTATAGCTAAGCAAGACTGCATGAAGCACTATCAGTCAATGCGCTTAAAGCATGAATCAATTAGGAATATTTCAGAACTATCGGAAGAAGATATTCAGCTTATGGCTACTGAAGTTTTAGGCAGAACATTAACAGGTAAAGAATTAGAATTAGCAATGGATGATATAAATTATCAATTAGATAAATGTTTTTACAGAGTATGCGGTGACGTACTTGCAGATTTTCCGACAATAGATGAGGAGGTTGATGATGAAGACGAAGATTATCTATAGAGATATAGACTATATAGTCAAAAACGCTTTCGTAGTTGATCTACGAAAGAATGTTATTGATGTTCCAGCTTGGGCTAGACTTTTTAATTATAAGAAGACTGGCGAACTTAGAAAAATAAACAGAGAGGTAACTAAAAATGTCTGAGAAAGAAATTAAATATATCAAGTTAGCAGCTTATATTTTAGCTGGAATAGTAATGATACTCGGGTTTTGGATGCTATTTGAAAAGATAGATAAGGTATTCGTGTTCATTATAGGCGGCATAATTGGGTATGCGCTGAAAGCCGTTAATAGTCTGAAAGCGGCTAATAATCCGATTAGGGGGTAGTACATGGTTTACGACTACATTATAAAAATATCTTTTGTAGACGGAGAAGATGGATATGATCATGAAGAAACAATCCATTCTTTAAGAGAATTAATAGATGAAGGGATAAGCTCTAACCATCCAAATTGGAGAATAGAAGATTTGACAATTTATCGTAATACAGATGAATGACAAAGAAAGGGGATAGTATAATGAAAACAATAAGAGATTTAAAAGATATTCCTATGATTAAAGTATCGCTAACAATTCCTCAGCCTGATTTCACGGAAGAAGAGAGAGAATTTTACTTTAAAAAAGTTAATAGAGAAATATGCGAGCTCAATGCTAAAGCTCACGGATTGACTCCGAAATGGGTAAAAGATAACGAAGGGATTGAGCATTTTTGCCCCACTGACAATAGGAGTTTTATTAACAGATTTTTTGATGCGATTTTTTAAAAATGAAAAATAAATAGGTGAAATATGAATAATCA